CCTGCAAATTGAAAACTATCATTAACAGCTGGACGTTGTGCTAAGTTATTAATAATTGTAATACCATTTAAGAATGATACCACATTACCGCCGTATAATGAACTGCTGTGCCCATCTGCCCATAATCCATAATCACCGAAAGCATTGTTACTATTTGCCACTGAACATTGTCCACCGCTTTCGCAATGTACGCCAATGGTACAACAAATAGTAAAAATACTCACTAACTGAGCATAACCTGAATTCAATATGTGTATACCTTTACCGCCCTGATTAAACTGAGTGTAACTGTCTAGCACCATTGATTTTAATCCACCTGCTAAACTACCATCAACACGCATACCGCAACCAGTTGTAGTAATTGAACTACAGTTTTGTACGTATGGACTTGTTGTAATATTACCTGCACCTGCTGTTGGAAATGCTATAGCAGCCGCAGGATTTAAATGATCTCTAAATGTAATACCTGTTACATAACATTTGTTACGTACATGAAAAATGTCTGATGTGGGTGTTGCAGGTCTTACTGTGACTGTTCTTAAGTTATCACCAACAATTGCTACGCCTGCAGGAACACTAACTGGATTAGTTTCTGTGTAATCACCTGACTTAACAAATATAGTTGTACCTGCTGTTGCTATTGCGCATGCACCAGCAATTGTTAATTTAGCACTATCTAGTGATGTGCCATTATTCCCATCGTTACCGTCTTTACTTACATACAATACATTAGTTGCATCACCAACGGTTGCCCAATTTAATATTCCACCACCGTTAGTGCGTAAAAATTGTCCATTGGCTCCGCCTGTAATTACAATATTTGCAACACTACCTAAATCTGTTGTTGCTGTAACCGCTAAATTATTTGCTGTAAGAGTAGTATTTGTTTTATTAAATGTAAGTCCTGCATTACCTGCAAAGGTATTACCATCATTAAATTGTACTTGTGTATTGCTACCACCTGGAGTACCATTACCACCAGATGCCGCACCACTAACGTCAATTAATATACCATCTACTTCAAACTCACCTTCAATGTCAATTGGTTCAAAGAAAAGACCTTGAAAGTTTTCTTCAACAATATATGATTCACCGTTAGGAATCAAATATGGCATTACGGCTGCACGGTTAGATGACCCACTGGTCATATCAGTAAAACTCAACACTCCATTGCCGTCTGTTACAACAACTTGTCCGTTGCTACCACCTGTAATGACTACATTAGCGATGGGACCTAAATTGCTAGTCCCTGATACAGTAAGGTTGGCTGCGAAAAAATTGCCATCGCTATCGATGACAATGTTTCCGTTTAGTAGACCAAATCCACCTTCACTGTTTAAAGACTTTAATGCCATAATTAAATCGTTCTAAATTGTGTTGTCCAAACTGTGCTGTTGCTACTTGAAGGGGTAACTTGCAATGCAATATTACCACCTACAACGTTAACTGCTAATACACCTGTTGCACCACCTAAAGCCGCTGTAGCAAATGTTACGTAGTCAACTGTTGTTCCGTTTGTTACTGCTGTAACTGTTGCAACACTGTACTTACTACCTGTACTGTCAACACCCTTAACAATAAACTCATAACCAGTTACGCCTGCTGTAGGAATTGTTGCAATTGTTTGATTACCGGTAATTGCGCTAGTTGTTACTGTGCCCCAATATACTGCTGTGTTACCTAATACAATTGAATTACTTACGTTAGCAACGTTAGCAAACAATGTACTTGAAACGTTCAAGTTACCAACAATGTTACCACCTGTTGCAGTTACTACAAGTGAAGTGTTTCCACCTGCTGTAATATTGACATTGCCATTAGTTGTTGGTATTGCAACATTACTTGTACCATTAATCAATGTACCAGTAAAGAAGTTAGCAGTTGCTAAATTACCTAAGTTTGCATTTGCGGCACTAATATTTCCAGTAAAGTTTGCTGTATTACCAGCAATATTATTATTAACAGTTAAGTTTGGAACTACAACTGTTCCACTAAAGTTTGCTGTGTTACCTGCAAGTTCTAAGTTAACTGTTACATTTGGTACAATTACGTTTCCACTAAAGTTTGCTGTGTTACCAGTTAATGCAAGATTTATTGTTGCGTTATTGGCAGTAATGTTACCACTAAAGTTTGCATTGTTACCTGTTATTGTTGTATTAACTGTCAATGCGTTAGTGATTGTTGTACCACTCACATTTGCATTGGCAGCAAACAATGTTGAATTTGCTGTTACGTTTGCGGCTACTACATTGCCTGTAGCAGTTACATTACCGCTTGTCGTTAAGTTTAAACCACTAACGTTTGCATTAGATGATATTGTACCATTTGATTGGATTGTACCACCTATTGTTAAATTGCCTGTAATGTTAGCAATGTTACTGATACTTAAATTATTTGCAGTTACATTACCATTACCGTTATTATTCCAAGTTACACTTTGGAATGTTGCGTCACCAATATTAGGTGTTGTCAAGTTTGCACTTGTCTTAACAACAATATTACCACTTACAATATCTGTGGTTACACCATCAACGTTAGCAGATATAATTGTACCTGTAATGTTGATACCATTACCTGCGGTGTATGATCCTGATGCACTAAACTGTGTAAAGCCAATACTTGTCACACCAAATAGTATTTCACCGGTTGGTGTAGTTAAGATATAACTTGATCCTGCCGCATTAGTACCTTGCTGAACAAAGAAATAGTCTCCATAACCTAATCCAGTAGTACTCTTTGGATCATAATTATCAGTATCAGTACTACGTGTTAATACCCATTGTGCGGCGCCGCTACCAACAGTAGATACAACGTATACACCGTTTTGTGCTCCACTTGTTTGACCTTGTACTAATACTCTATCATTTAATGAAAGTGCTACACTATCAATACTGATTGCCGCATTTGCGCCTGCATTAGTTAGTGTTGCACCAAAACCAGAGTTTGCACGTGAAGGTTGAGTTAAGCCTGTGCCATTTGTTAATGATGTAACTTCTGCACCATAAAAACCATCTTTAATAGTGATTTGATTTAGTGCAGGCACACTATAGACAAAGTATGAGTTATTAGCAATAATGCCATTAAATGAACTTGTCCAATAAATTTCATCTCCAACAACCAATCCATGATTTGCACTGAATGTAATTGTTTTTCCACCACTAATTGTAGTAGTTGTTTGTGTTGTTCCACCTGGGGTATATGTTGCATTTAAGTTAGTTGTACTTGTAACTCTTACTGCTGGGTGTACTGATAATCCTTGTGCTATATTATCAACGTATTCTTTAGTTGCCGCATCATGAGGATTAATTGGATCACCAACTTGTGAAATCTTAAAGTTTCCAACGTCAACTGTACCGTTACCAGTAGGAATAATATTAATACTTTGATCAGTACCGGCTGCGCTAATTGTTATTGAACCACCGTTACCTGTGATGTTTGCAGTCTTAACACTGCCCAATAATGCTTCACCTGATATATTAGCGTTTGCGCCTACAACTGTACCGTTAGCGATAACATTACCGTTTGCAATAATATTACCAGCAGTTGAATTAATATTACCAACTACAGTCAATCTGTTGCCAGTAAACGTAGCAATATTTGCTACACCACCGATACTAATTTCAACGTTTGCGTTACCATAAACTAATACATTGCTGTTGCCATTTGCCAATGGGCCTACTAAGTTACCAGCATTAACATTACCAGTAACGTTAATATTACTTGAAACATTAACAAAGTTTGCTGTTGCTAAATTACCTAAGTTAGCATTCAATGAAGTTAAATTACCACTGAAGTTTGCAATGTTACCGTTTACTTGTTGACTTACATTGACATAATTAGCAGTTGCTAAATTACCTAAGTTAGCATTTAATGAATTAATATTACCACTAAAGTTACCAGTGACTGCATTTAAAGCATTTGTTACGCTAACATTATTAGCGTTAGCAATGTCACCTGTAACAACAACGTTTCCACCAAAGTAACCATTGCCTGTTACGCCAATACCACCTGCAACTTGAATTGCGCCTGTAGTTGTACTTGTCGCCGCTGGTGCTAAGGTTGCCACTTTAACAATGTTTGCTCCACCACCTGCGGGTTGGAAATTCATAACATTGGCTTCTAACTGTGCGGTTGCATTGCCTGACACATTGCCAAGCATAGAAATTTTGCCCCAGTTACTACTGTTAGCATAGTCGCCTGCTACCAACGATACGATGGCTCCACTAGCGTTATTCCATCCACCGCGAATTTCTAATGCCGTATTGCTTAATGGTACAATTTGATTTTGTGAGTTAGCACCCAATAACACATTGCCATTTAAGAATAAATTGTTATTAGTTTTGTTAAATGTGAAGTTTGCAGTGCCACCAAAATCACCATTGTCATTGAACTGAACCCCAGTGTTTGGTCCTTGTGGCTGTTGGAAATCCCATGCGGTGCCGTTAGCATACAATAGATTGTCTGTTCTAACATTACCTGCTTGCATTGTGTTAGTAACATTTACGTTACTTGACACGTTTACAAAGTTTGCTGTTGCTAAATTACCTAAGTTAGCGTTAGCCGCAGTTAAGTTGCCAGTAAAATTAGCAACGTTACCTGCCAATGTTGTATTAACTGTTAGGTTAGGTAATACAACATTACCACTAAAGTTTGCAGTGTTACCACTTAATTCTAAGTTTACTGTTACATTATTTGATATAACATTACTTGCAACGTTTACATAATTCGCTCTTACTAAGTTACCTAAGTTAGCATTTAATGTATTGACATTACCTGTAAAGTTTGCTGTGTTACCTGCGAGTTCTAAGTTTACTGTTAAATTTGGTAATACAACATTACCACTGAAGTTAGCACTATTACCGGCTAATTCAAGGTTAACTGTTAAGTTACTAGTAATCGTGTTACTTGCAACGTTTACATAATTTGCTGTTGCTAAGTTGCCAAGGCTTGCGTTTAATGAAGTCAAATTACCACTGAAATTTGCTACATTACCGTTAACCTGATTTGCAACGTTTACATAGTTTGCTGTTACTAAATTGCCTAAATTAGCATTAGTACCAATAATGTTGCCAACAACTTCTAGGACATTTGTTGAGGGGTTAAAAGTGAAGTTTGGGCTGGCAGCAAAGTTGTTACTAATATTATATTGAATCTCATAGTTAGCGCCGGCTGCGGCTTGCAAGTCCCACGGTACACCGTTACTATAATATAAGTTATCTGTTAATACACCCCAACTTGCATTGGAATTTGATATTAACAAATTGCCTGAAAATGTTGCGCCACTACCCGTAATGTATCCATTAGGGTAGATAACGTTTGAGGGGGTTTCTCCTACTGAGAATCCGCCTACTGAATTTAGTGGTTTAAGTGCCATTTAAAAATCCCCTGTCCTATTTATATTTATCAAATTTTACTCTTCGTATACAGTCATTTGTATCTTATATGATGACAAATTTGTACTCGTTGGTTCAACATAAAGCGTTACTGATGCAGGTGAAATTATATTACCTGGATCATATCCTACTGTTAAATTACCTACCAGTCCGTTAACGCTCAACGTACTGTATTCGTTATAGTTACAAGTTGCTTGGAACATAACCGCAGATAACTTACTGACTTGTCTATTACCCGAAGTTGTATCTGTTGCTATAACAACATAATCAACACTTGATACTGCGTTTGCATTCAACGATACTAATGATGTATTAGCAATCGTTGCAGTTGTAGCAAAATAAACATTTGATCTGGAGAACTTGTAAACTCCTGATCCAATTTCAATTGAGTTGGCTATTAGGTTACCTGCAACGTTAAAGGTGTTGGTTACATCGTTAAATGTAAGATACGGGCTTCCACCGAAACTACTACTACTGTTATACTGAACTTGTGTGTTACTACCACCTGGTGTACCGTTACCTCCGCCACCTCCGCCGGCAGTCCAACTTAAGTTACCTGTACCGTCAGTAGATAATACATATCCGTTAACACCACCTGATATGCGAATGTTTGCTAGTGTCCCCAAATTAATATTTGGAGAACCTGAGAAGTTTACATTACCTAAACTACGTAATGTACCTGGGTAGTTAACTCTTAAATTACCATTAACTGTAACATTACTTGAGAATGTTGCGTTGCTAGCAGAAACATTACGTGAAAGATTGATGTTACCTGCCACAATGTTACCTGAGAAATTAGCGTTACCTGAACTGTTAATGTCTCCAGTCAAATCCAAATATAGTAAATTACCTACACTTGTTATATTACTCTGATTAGGTTGTATAACATAGTTTGCTAAGTCTGATGCAATACCTGTAAGATAATAACCGTTACCTACAAAATAACCATTGGCTTCAATATTAGCATTACTTGTAATGTTGCCTGCGGCAGTAATATGACTTACTGCATTTACTGTAGGTACTGTAAGTGTATTTGTTGTCTTATCGAATACAAAATCTACGTCACCGCCAAATACACCATTATCGTTATACTGAACTTGTGTGTTACTGCCACCAGGAACTGCGGCGCCACCGTTGCCGCCGGCTGCCCAAGTAAGACCACCTACTCCATCTGTTTGTAAGAAGTAGCCGTTTAGTCCACCTGTAATGCTAAGTGCAGAAACATCACCTAAGGTTAGTGTATTTCCGTTCCATGTAACATTAGGTACGCCACCAAAAGAGCCGGCATTATTAAACTGTATTTGTGTATCGTTACCACCAGGAGTACCTGTAAACGATGCACCATTTGCAAATCTGTAGTAAGTTGCATAAACAACATTAGCAGTAACGTTTCCAACTGTGTTAACGTTAGTAACAACATTGCCGTTGGCATCTATAACTGCGACTGGCGGTATCCCAGCGGAGTAGCCCGCAATACTGTTAAATGGATCTGCTGACATTATTCTATTTCCCTTATTACATATTTATCATAAACACGTATATTGGGTAGTCAAAAAAGAACCAACGGGATCTTTTTTCTAAATAGTAATATGCTTATACAACAACCACCTAGACCTATTTGTATCAACTGTAGAAACGCACTTGCTAAACCTAACGGCACAAGTAAGAGGGGCTTTGTAAAATGGCACAAATACTGCGCTGACTGTTCTAAGGGCATTTATAATCCTAAATATAAACACCTATTAGAAAAGAAAAGTAAATGTGATAAGTGTGGATTTGTCGCAGAGGATCGCTGTCAACTAGATTTAGTTTATAAGGACAACAATAAAAAGAATTTAGCAAAAAAGAATCTGATGACATTATGTGCCAATTGTAATAGATTGCATAAGAAAAAATCTAAGATTAATAAAAAATCGTTATTAAATTTAACTGTAGATGCTGATACTAGAATTATTTAATTGATAGCAATTTTAATTTGCTAAAGATCATACAATAAAAATATCCAATATCAAACTCAAACTTTTTACGACTCAATTTAACATTAGCAGGATCTAAATGATGATTGTTATGCAATTCTTCGCCACCTATAATAATACCCCAAGGTGATATATTACGACTGTTATCTTTAGTAATACCGTTTCTATAACCTACATAATGTCCAACACCATTGATAACGCCGGCTGCCCAAAAGGGTATCCATATCATTTGTATAACCCAAATCAATAATCCCCAAAGTGAAAAACAAAGTAAATTTACAATCAATAACAAAGTAATTCCTAACCATGGGTGCTTTGTATATACATTACGTTCTATCCAATCGTCAGGTGTCCCCACACCATACTGATTTACCATATCTTTATCTTTGGCTGCATTAGCATAAAGAAATGCGCCACCAAATAATACACGCCATATCCCAAACACTTTAGGACTATGTGGATCATTGAACTCGTCACTAAATCTATGATGCTTACGATGTATTGCAACCCATTCTTTTGTGACCATGCCTGTAGTTAGCCATAACCAAAAACGCATGAAGTGACTTAGTACTGGGTGAAATTGTATTCCTCTATGTGCTTGACCACGATGTAAGAATAATGTTACACATATGATAGTGATATGTGTTGCTATGAGGGTGTATAGGATTTCAATCATAGTTTATTTAGCCACAAAAAAGCGCACATAAAGTGCGCTTAATTGCCTTCCCATCCCGAAAGAAGATTTGATTACTGGAATGTGAGGTTCTGAACAGCGATCTCACCAACGTAGTCAGCAGCATTACCGAAAGATGATGCTGTGTTAGTTAATTCGATGTAACCATAACGTGTCATGAATGACACTACTGGTTCGAATGTTGATGGATCAAGAACAACACCACTGCTCATCAATGGAATGTATGGGCAGTAGAATGCGGCTGCGTCAGTCTCGCTTGAACCCTTATAACCAACTAATACAGGTTGTGTATCAGGAGCATATGAGTTAACGAATACACGCATTGCACCGTTCAATGTACCAACAAACTTAGTATTTGTTGGAGCCTCGAATGTACCTTCTGTTGTACGTGCAAATGCTGATGTTGTTGCTGACTGAAGAACAGTCAATGATGCTGGGCTAACAACACACCAGTTACCTGCGCCACGACGGGTACGTTGTGCGATCAAGTTAGCGACACGGTTGATCAATACTGCAAGGGCAGCATGCTCGTCACCAACATAAGTTGCAGTACCAGAAACTGTTGCCTGGTTGTATGTGAACTCAGTTGATGCTAATGTTGCTAATGACAACAAGATTTCTTGGTCAATTTCAGCAGTGATTTCTTGTGCAAGTGCTGCCATAATCTCTGCTTCAACGTCGATGCCATGCTGTGACTGTGCGTCCTGAGCGGCTTCGAATGTCCATCTTGCTTGTAACTTACGTGATTTGGCTTCAACAGCCTGACGTAAGATTTGTACGCTGATCTGCTTACCACCGTTACCTTCAAGCGTAGCAGTGTCATTACCAGTGTAGTAATTTGTGCTTGTTGCGCCTGATGGTACACGTGAGTATGCCTGAGCAATCTTGAATGGGCTCAATGCTTCTTCACCTGCTGTTACAGATGTTGCAGCTGCTGAGTTGTCAGTCAATGACTGTGCATAACGTACACGTAATGTGTGAATCTGACCAACTGGGCCGGTCATTGGCTGAACACCAACCAACTCGTTAGCAATAACTGTTGGCATCACACGACGGATAACTGGAAGAATAACGCGGTTTAATGTTGCGATATTACCTGCAGTTGTTGTACCTGCTGTAGATTCAGCAAGTAACTGTTTCTTTGTGTTCTCAAGGAGAACACCCATTGTTGAGCGGCGAGTGCCTTTTAAGCCTTCTAACAGGGCATCTTTGGTCTCGTCCCAACGGCTTTCTAATAGAACTTTTGACATTTTTAATTATCTCCTAATATGTCTTAAAAAATTAAAGCCCTGCCAGACGCTTGATATCGATAACGTTGTCACGTCCTTCGAAATCTTCTTTAACTTCTTTCTTGGCAGATTTATCCCCAGTAGCCTCTGTAATAACTGATTCAGTTAAAGTTGGCTTTTCGGCCTTCTTTACTTCTGCGCCAGTGTTAAGAACTGCTGGTAGATACTTATCAAAAGCATTCTTCAATTTTGGTGTCTGAACGCTTTCTAACAGGCTCTTCATTACTTGGGCCTTCTCATTGTTTAATGGTGCTAGAAGTTCATCTAGTACCTTTTCACGTTGAGTTGACTCTTTAATAATGCGAACTTCCTTTTCTTTGCTTTCCACTAACTTTTGTGCTTGCGCAACTTTGCTAGCGGCTTCGGCTAATTGTTTTTCCTTTTGTTGTAGTGTTGCGACTAACTTGCGAGTGTCTGCCTTCTCATTGAGATGAGTAACGCTGAATTCACTTGCAAATGCTTCGAACAACTTACGTCCAAAATTATTTTCCTTAGCCTGTTTGATATCTTCTTTAAGTTGTGACATTTCACCTTTGAGATGAGTGGTAACAATCTTATTGATTCTTGATGCACTTTCAGCGACAAACTTTGCTTTAAGTTCTTCAAGTCTCTTGCGACCTTCAGCAACCAACTTAACTCTTGCTTCAACGACTGCTTTCTTGTCCTGTGAGAATTCTTTGATTTCACGGGCAAGCGCATGTACAACGAACTTTTCAAGTTTTTGTTGATTTTCTAACATTGCTTTACGGTCTGAACGTAGTTCTTTGATTTCTTCTGCTAACTTAGTTACCATAAAATCATTGAACTTAGTAGCATGCTCACGCAACTGTAATTTTGCCTTTACACGATCCTCGTTCATTGCTTGTCTTTCTGTGTGAAATTCTGAAATCTCACTTGAAAGACTATCTGTTACCATCTTATCAAGGGCTTCAACCATCACACTTCTATCATGCTCGTAACGTTGTGCGAACTCTTCTCGTAGTTCAGCACGTACTTGCTCACGGGCTTCATTAAGTTTAACTTCCCATGCCTCATTGAGAGACTGGGCAACGTCTTCCTTAATCAATCCGCTTTCAAGTAATGGTTTGATAGCATCTAACATGCTGTTTTCCCCTTAATTGATTTTAAGATCCTTAATGAGGCGCATTACTTCCTCTTTAAGAAACTTTTCTACTTTTTTGTCGCCTTTAGCGTCCTTAGCAATATCCATCAACTTATGACCATGCCTCATATTCATCATGCCCTCATAAATTGCTTTAGGATATGCGTTTGGTGCGCTAGGTTGAGCAACAATATCCACTGTGATTATTTCAAAATCACTCACTTTGCCGTCCATGTCGTTTACATTACCTGATCCACGACTTGAAACGCCTAGTTTGACACCGCTAGTGAGCATAGTTTTTACTAACTCACCCATTGGTGTTGGTAAAATTTTCAATTTACCAAATCCGTTTGCACCGTCCATCCACATTTGAGTAATCATATGGGATACACGATCCAAGTTAATCTTTAGATCGTCCGGGTGATCTACTTCCCCTAACACTGAATAACCGCTTTGAATTTGCTCATTGAGAGTATTAACTGCATTCTCAATTTCAGAAACGGGGTAAACACGCTCATTTGCGTTCTTTACCCCACCCTGAATGAAAATCCCCTTCATGTAGAGTGATTTTCCATTATGGTCATCCATTGACTCGACCACCATGTTTGCGCGGTCAAATGTTAGATGTTCTTTGAGATACAAAGCCATTTGTTCTCAGTTTCCTTACTTAGCAACGATGCTCTTAGTATTTGCTCCATTGT